CATCGCCTCAGAGAAATTGCGAACCGTCTGCGGCACTTCCACCAGCGGCAGTCCTTCTTCTGCCAGCGCAAGGCTGAACTGCGTCGCACTCCACGGGTCGAAGCCAATTTCTTTCAGACTCTCGCCAGCAACCCACACCTGCAGCTCTTCCTTAATCTGAGCATGGTCGATTACATCCCCGTCGGTAAGGATCAGCTTGTCCATCTCGGCCCACTTACGATAGAGCTCTGCCATCTGGCGTGAACATTTCTCAAGGCGTCCTTCCGGCAGCCAGAATTTAAAATCCGCATGAACGTGGCCACCTGGCGCGCGCCAGACTTTAGCGGCTGCACAGATATCAATTTTGTTTGAAAGGTCAACGCCCACCCAGGAGGGATAGGTTTTAAGTTCGTGCTGCGGGGCGATAAACTCGCATTTTTCCCATTTCATCATGTCCATCCAGGCAGACTCAGCGGTAACCCAGATATTCATGTGTTTGGTGAAAAAGTTAATCCTGGCCGAAACCTGCTCTTTCGCCTTTTTAGCCAGGCGGCGCAGGTCATCCCAGCGCTTACAGATACCCAGCCCCGGATTCGCCTTCTGCCAGACTTTTTCATCAAAGGGATCGTCACCTTCATCTAAGGTGTAGATGATGGCAAAAAACGTATCGTCTTTAACCAGGCCGCGCAGGACCTTGATTGCGTAATCGCGTAGTTCGTAACAGATACCTTCTTTGTTGAAGCCGGCGGTGGTGATACCGAAAAGCAGCGATTGCAGGCGCGCGCCTGTGGCCGTCTCCAGAACGTCCCAGACGTCACGGGTTTTATGAGCATGCAGCTCGTCGACGATGGCACAGTGGATGTTCAGGCCGTCGAGGTTGTTCGCATCTGATGATAAAGGCTCGAATTTGGAGGCCGTTTGCTCCTGGTAGATAGCGAGCTTGTTGAATTCGAAGATCCGCCCAAGAGTGGCTTTCGCCTTCTTGACCATATTTTTCGCGTCTTCAAAAACAATTCGCGCCTGGTCACGGGTGGTTGCAGCGGAATAAACCTCCGCCCCGCCCTCGCCGTCTGCGCCAGCCATATAAAGCCCCACGCCAGAGCAAAGCGTTGATTTGGCATTTTTACGGGCCACCTCAACATCTGCTGTACGAAAACGCCGAACCATCACCGGCCGACCGCTGCCGTCGTTACGCAGGACGGTTTCCCCCGTCTCTTCGTTCACCAGCGGGATAACAAAACCAAAAATATTAATCAGTATGAAAACATGCCAGTCCATCAGCTCAATAGGTTGGCCTGCCAGCGCGCCTTTTACGTGAGGCACAAAATTATAGAAATTCAGAATGTGCTGCGCGCGCGGCTCACTGAAGAAAATACCGCGCTCTTCGCCGTGTGCCAGATCGTCAAGAAAACGCTGGCAGGCAAGGCGCACATACTCACAGGCAATAATTTCCCCCGCAACCACCCTCTCGGCATAGCGGATGCCTTCTGCAACCTTAGCCATTAATCCCTCGCTTTCATAAACTCGGCCATCGGATCAACCGCATCAGGACCTTTTGCATTCACTTTAGAGCGGCTGGCTGGCGTCATGCCGAACTCACCGAGCATGGCGCGCAGACGTTTCCAGGCATCAGCTTTCATAATGGCGGCCGGGTGAGCCTTGATCATGCGAATCTCTCGCTCTTTACCTTCGTCTGGCTCTTCGTCGCTATAAACGGCGTAGGTGTAGCCTTCTCTCTCCAGCGTATCGCAGTGATGCCGGTACTCGGTGTAAACCTCAACCAGAAGCTCAAGTGCTCTCGCGTCCAGCTGCGACATGACGCCAAGCGCATCGAGCTCTTCAGCCATACGCCTGAACCAGTATTTCCCCTGCTTGTCGAAATGCTTCGGCGTTGGGGGTACCCCTGCAGCTGGCTTTGGTTCGTTTTCATTAATCGGACGTTTTGATGGGTTACCCCTCACCAAACGTAGATGGGTCGGGGTTTTCGGTGGTCCAGACATAATCGAAAACTCCTATTAATCATCGAATGGGGGACCCCATAAAAAAGTTTTCTAACCTGCGGCGATGTGAAAAGAGGTTAGGCGGCGGTCCTTTGGCGCGTCGTTCCTGAACTTTCAACCCGCCCTCCCCCTCGGCCCATTCAAATGAGAATTGATGTCATTTGAATCTTTCGACCGCTGTCTTCGCCCTGTGGCAAGGCTTGCAGAGGCTTTCGAGGTTGGACAGGTCATCGGTCCCCCCATTTGCTTTGGCGGTGATGTGGTCCACCGTCTCAGCGGGTGTATACCTTCCATTCCGTAGGCATTCCTGGCAAAGGTGTTTATCTCTTTCGAGAACGATTGGGCGCAGCCTGTCCCACTTGCTGCCATAACCTCGCTGATGCCTGCTCTGTCCTCGCTGATGCTGCTGCCAGCCTTCGTTAAGGTGCTTGGGACAATAGCCTGAGCGGTCTGTGGTTGTGCCAGGACAGCCACGCTTGCGGCATGCTCTCGGTATTAACGCAGGCATCAGGCTAACCTCCACGCCCTGCGGCGTTCTGTGCGTGACGCTGAGTCAGGGTGACGCTCAACCGGTTCGCCATCTGCATGGTCCACCAGCGACCAGCAGGGATAGACGACAACGCCACCATAAGCATCGCCCACGGCATAATCGGCAGGCTTACTGCAGTCCCATTGAGACAGCACACGGCTGATGCTTTGAGGCGGTATGCTGTAGCAAACGCCATGTATCAGACGTTGCAGCATAATGAAGTCAGACCTCACCTTATCCGCATTAATCAGGCGTTCAGCTATCTGCATTTGGTATTGCGGTGGCCGCCCGGTACCGAGATAAAAGCTCAGCATGTCCTCAGGAAAGCGCGCTAGCCAGTCCGTTACCGTCTCGGTGAATCCCTCAACCGGCAGGGCATCGTCCTCCAGCACTACTACCCGACAGGATTGTTCAGCAGCCCATTGCAGCGCGCGGCGATGATTCCAGTTCGCCCCACGGTCACTGCTATCAATTAGCAGGACAGCGCCAATGGATTCAGCCAGACGCCCCGCCTGTTTGTGTCGCGAGTGGTGACCTACCACAACAAACTTCACTTGTGTTTCCACCATGCCGCCTCCTTACCGATACCATCAGTTTTGAAAACGGTATGTACCAGAGGGCCGGTGACCAGCCTGTCAGCGAATGACTGCGCGACAATACCGAACGCCAGCATGTCACCCACCGCGGCGCCAGCCTGTTCTTTCTTCCAGAAACGATAACTTTCGATCCGGTAGTAAAGACGGATGATGCCATGAGCGAACGCCATCACATCAGCACGGGTGCCACCCAGCAGGCCAGCGTTAAGCATCACATCGCCGCGGTGCGCTTCAATGAACTCCTGATAGATACGCTCAGGATGATTCTGTTTCGCCCAGGTGTCGGCGTATGTCTTCGGTTCTGAACCGACATAAACCTTGCCGGGCTGCATTTGATCCCACGGTGCGCGAAGCATTTCGACATCGGTTCCATCGGTACACCAGACGAACCGATATTCAGGGTGATCTCGCAGGTGCTGCCAGATATGCAGCCAGCGCCGGAAGTAGACATTCATCTTCACGTCAGGTACGAGATACAGCTCAACATCTGCCGGGGCCGTCAGTAATTCATCCACCAGCGCAATACGTCCGCAATTCCGAAGCGAGGCCGCCCACTTGGTCAGCATGTCAGGTGAGGCCGTCATTTTCGTGCCGCGCTGAGGGTCAGGCTGGCTTGTCAGTAACGTAGTGATAACCACGTCGCGCTGACGCCGATATTCAACGTAACCGGTAAACCCGGCATCACGCCGTTCGTTGTGGGTCTTAACGTTACGCTCCACCAGCGACTGTCGGTCTGGCTTCGGTACCGAACGCTCCACAGCCTCATGCTCATCAAGAGAATGAATCAGCTTTTCTGAACCGACGATATCAGCGTAAGCCCACGTCGTGAGGCCAGCGTTATGAATCCGCAGGGCGAGGTCGCTGTGTTCGTACATGCCGCGACCATAAACGGGATCGAAACCGCCAACCTTCTCGATAGCGCTACGGTGGTAGTAAAGCATTACGCCACGCTGTCCCGTGTAAGCGATATGCTTATCATCCCGGTACAGAATGGTCATATCGTTAATCTTTCGTGGACCAGCCAAGTCGAGAAACTGATAAGCCAGGTGTGGCTCGGGTGATTCGATGTAAGGGAGATGCCAGTTATCGGCGATTGGCCAGGCATCATCATCCCACAAAAAGAGATGCTCACACCCGGCATCCATCAGGGCTGACAAACTGGCGTTCTTTGAAGCGACAATGCCGAGTGATGTTTCATGGCGAAGCAGCTGCACGCCATCAGGCACTACTGCGGCAGGTTTAGAGCCATCGTCGATAACCACCACCAGCGCACCGATGGGAAGATGTTTGGTGTGCTGCTCAATGGCGCGCTTTAAAACGTCTGGCCGGTTGTGGTTAGTAATTGCAAGGCCAATCCGTGACGCTGTAGCGCAGGCAGGCACAAACGGGACACCATCAATAGTGACCTGCATAATTTCTCCATCGGGGTTTATTGGCGTTGGATAATTACTCGCCCGTAAAAAGATTGCCGCTTTACTTCGCCGTTCTCTGCCGTAATGTATCCGCGCTCATCGGTTACGGCGGCAATTACCTCGCCTTTTTCGTCATCAGCAGTGAGTACGTGCGCAACTTCAACGCCATCGATATAGACTTTATATCGTTCCCGAGCGAGATTAATTTTCCGCCCCGGATCGTCATCCAATACAGTGATACGCATACATCCTCCCTCAGAGTCCACTCGACCGTGTATTCCAGAGGATGCCGCCTGGCTTGAGCGCATTGCGAAGAGCGTCGTTCACCGCTTCGTGCATCGCCTGTTGCAAGCCAACTACTGAAGCTGTTTGCGCATCAATCTTTGCCTGGAGGGCTGCGAACAAATCGCTTTCGCGTACGGCGGAGATAATGGCTTCGCACATATCATCATTGAGGCTGGTTTTGGTGGCATTATTACCATCAGCGGGATTAGCCTTATCATGACTAATTGCTCTAGGGAAGCCACCAAAAGACAAACCAACATTTAATGTCGTCTTTTCATTATTGCTGGCTGATTGAGCGGCTTCATGCACCTTATAGCGATCGGCCAGAAACTCAACCTTGCTATTCTCACCTTCAACACCAACGGCCATACCGGCAGCATGCTCTTTGCCATCATTGTTGATGTTCAATTTCACGTTATAACCCGTAGACAATACGCCATCACCGATCAGCGCCTTATGGATGTAGGCTTGCCCTGATTTATCGACAAACCAGCCCCATTTAAAGTCTTCAATTGGGCAGTAGCTATTGATGCCGTCTCGTGGCTCATCTATAGGGCAGCCGATATAACCACCAGCGGGAACACCAAAGCGAGTATTTGCCAGATGCTTAATGGCAAACTCCTGCCCTTCAGCAGTCAGGAAGGTGAAATAATTTTCCTTTTGATACTCCGTCGCGGTATGGCGTGTTTCAGCGAATCCCAGCTCTCGAAGCTCAGCAGCTCCAGATTTTGCTGGCAGGTCACCAGACTGAAGCGCGCCACGGAAAAACAGCGAATACAGAACATCTGTCGCAGCGCCGGACAAAGTAATGATTTTCTGACCCATGATTTATTTCCTTTTAGGCGTGAGCCTGTCGCACGGCAAAGCCGCCGAAAGTTAACGGTTTGCCCAGGCTCACAGCTGAAAGACTTTCTTTGATGTGCGCGTGCGATGCGCATTAAAAAGCCCCGCGGGTGCGAGGCTCATATACATTCATTTTGCGATTAATTTAAAGCATCAAGATAGCTAATAACCATGTCAAGGCTGACGCGATCCTGTCCATCAGAATACCAAGTATTAGGGTTCGGTTGATTGGCTTTAAATAATTCATCAATGTTCAAGTTGATATCAGCCACCTTAAACAGGTTGCTATCCGCATCAAACACCGACTGGACAATCTGGCATGTCCCTTCAGGGATTTTTTTATGATATCCCAACTCCTGATACTTAGAGTAAATCTCGTATTTAAATGTAGAACCATCAGTAGCTTTTGATAAAAAGCTGTGCAGAAGGTGTTTCATTTTACTTCCCCACGTCGAAAGTGAGGAAATAATTTATCATATTATCTGAAACTGTCAGTGAGCGAATGATGTGATGCATTTCCCATACTAAAAAATATAATAGCTTTGGTTTTAGAGTGGATAACCATTATCAAGCCCACCAGCAGGTGAGCTTTGTAATGGCTAACAGTCGTCATCTGGACGTGCTACAGCGCGACAGGCCCACATGCAGGCTTCCTGCATTTTGGTGCGCGCAATGGCGAGACAGCGGGCAGCTTCGTGTGCTTCAGTTGAGTGGTTGCCGGTAGCAGATAACTCATCGTTGACATGCTCACGTTCTGTATCAAGTAAATTACAGAAGTGTCGGCTGACACCCTTCAGGCGATTCATACGCTCAATATCACCAGGCAATAAGGTTCGATAGCCTTTAACGGTAGTGCCGTCCTGCGGTTTAGCTTCGCTCATATTTTTTTCTCAGTCGGTTTCTGACAGTTCGCCTGCCACGCTTTGTTATGCGCCAGGATGTCTTTCTTCGTCTGGCGGTCCAGAACGTCGATATCGTGGTTTGTCAGATAGATAATCCGGCTCCACAGGCAGCCCGTATCAATCACCACCGGGGCGGGTGAAGTTTTCGCGCAGCTCGCGATCAACATCGTCATCAGGCATGTGATTAACAGTCTGCTGGACATTACTGGCCTCTTTAGTGACTTCCGCTTTACGTTCTGCCGCCGCAACGGTCGCCGCTGCATTCTCTTCGGTGCGCTGCTGGTTGGCTTTAGCCTCTGCTTTACTGGTGCCGCGAATATGGCCCAGGCCGAAAGCGCCAGCGATGGCGGCAATGACTGCTGCAGCAATACCAAATAAAGTTTCAAACCCCATAATGACCTCACACCAGGACAGATTTCGCCAGGTTAAACAGCGCGCGGCGTTTATCCAGCCCGTTACGTCCGCCATTGATAAGCAGCGTGACGCGCTCCACGTCGCCGGAATGGAGCAGGCATCCGTGAGAGACATAGAACCATGCAGCGGAGCGCGCAGCATATTCATCCTGTTCCAGCAATTCAGGCTGGGTTACAAGGTCCAACTTCAGCGCGTGGCCACAGTTGCGGTAATTGCTGAGCCCGGTGATTTGCTTCAGGCCGCGACCGCGATATTTCCAGCCATCACCAGCAACCTGGTTGCCCAGGTTCTTTTTGCCCCACTCACCGCCATAAACCAGATTGGCTATCGCTTTTTGATTTGCCGGTTGTGTTGCCGTTCTACCAAGTGCGGCGGCCTGCTGTGGAGTGATGCGGTGGCTGCCGAACGTCGGCACCAGGTTTTCAGCCGCGTAATTCAGATTTTCCACCAGCCGGGTAAATCTGGTGCTTTCGTGCCCCATCTGGGCAATAAACATGGCCTGATCAAGCGGTGCGGTGATGCCGAACTCTTTCATCGCATCGCTGACAGGCTGAAACCAGCGCGCAGCTAACTCGGCGCTTAGCCCAGCCGCCTTTTGAAATTGTGGTTGGTTCATTAGTGCCTCAGATGATCAACCAGGCGCGCAACGTTGCCTCTGACGGCCACCAGCACGGAAAGGAAAATAATATTGGCCCCAATAGTGGCCCATGAGGAATGAGGATAAATGCCACACAGATAAGCCAGCGGCACAGCGCTGTAAGTGACCGTAATCAGCCAGGCTAAACGCGAAACCCACGGACGGTGGCGTGAATCGCCACGACGATAAAACATCAGGGTAATAACCACCCCGGTGCAGAGCAGAGCGTTTAATGTTGCAGTTGGGTCATTTAGTACCACCTGAACCTCCCCGGCGCGTTATCAGCGCCACCAGCGAGCCGACATCCTGGTTATTCAGGAACGTCAGGATTTTGACGGCTAATGCAGAAATGATTACGGCACCGATGGCGTCCAGAGGTTTATCACTATATCCAGTCCAGGCAGATAACTTTGAGCCTACCAGCCCGGAGCATAAGATCCCGGCGATATACGACACTATGAAATATGCCAGTCGGCGGGTTGCACTCAGATCAGCTGCTGTGGCGATGTAGAATACGGCACCTGCAAATGCGCCAAATACCACACCATAATCGGTGCCTGTAAGCAGGCCATAGATACTGGCACCCGTCAGAGCGCCACCGGCTAAGCCAGTGCCGGAAATCGGATCGGACATCGGTCCCCCTCAATGCTGTGAATCCTCTCAATATGAGGGGAAGTAAGGCCGCCAAGCGAATCAGATTTAAAATTGAAACTCAGATATGGTGATCTCAATTGCATGGCGATAAAATAAACGGTCCACTATCGAATGGAGCGATTCATGATTTTTCTTCGAACAGAAAATGGCAGTGAAAAAGTTGACGACTGGGCGTTAATCACTTCGAGACCAACCTTTGTTGCCAAAATAGCAAAAGGCGATCATCAGTTTGAGGAGATTATTGGTTACTATAAATTTAAGGAAGAAATCCACTGTGGTTTAACAGGATGCAACCAGCCACATCAAATGGGTTACATCGTCAAAACCTCAAGTGGTATAGAAACCAACATCGGCAACAAATGTGGAAAAAACGAATTTGGAGTTGAATTTGGTGAAAATGTTCTCAGTTTCAATAAATTCATGCAACTTGAAACGAACCGAGAAATTCTTAGTAGCGCAAAAGATAAATGTGATGCATGGCAAAAAAACATTGAAGCACTACGAAGCGTCAAGCCCACTATTGATTATCTTTCGTTTGCTATCGAAAAAAGTAAAAACTCCAACTTTTCTGGCCGGCTTGGAGCTGCAGAAATCCGCCTTTTAGAAAAAACGCAGACTAGCATTGTGACTCTTTCAGAAGTTGAAACTGATAAGAAGACCAGAACCATTCTTTTTGCGATGAATAAACATATGCGGGAATCCGGTGAGGCAACGAGCGAATACGACATGGGGAAAGTATCATTCAGCCACGTACTGTTACCAGAGAATAATCTTCGCAACTTATTTGTATCAATGAATGAAGATATCAAAAAAATACGCGCCATTGATCTATCAACAGCGCCGAGCCCTGAGATTGCTGAAGTTGCCAGAATCGCCGACACAATTGAAGAGCGGATCAAACAACTTAAAAACCTAAAACATCAAGCCGGCAAGTTCTTAACTAAAAAGAACCTAATGCCTATCGCCAATAAAATAAAATACTCCACGACAGCAGAAGAAATTGAGTTTCAAAACTTTATGAGCTTTTTAAATTGGCTTAAATAATGAAAAAGCCCCGAAAGGGGCTTCTTGTTAAAATCTTTCAGGCGTTACTCCGCATGATTAGAAGCATACACGACAACTTCGGACAAAATCAAGCTTTGTGTTGCTAAAAACCTAAACTTTGCTGTTTTCTTCCCGTGTACTGGTTGCCCTCTGAAATTCACTAGCTGCTTTACCTTCCTCCTGCTGGCAGATGCTTACCAATACCTCCAGAAATGGCTTCCAGTTACGGGTCCATGTTCTCACGTGCAGATCAGGGACGCGCTTCAGTATCGCTTTATAGGCCGCAGTAGACGGCACCGCAGAGAAACCGTTTCCACTGCAGCGCTCACAGGTTTTAAACACCGGCGCGCCGCGCTCGCTTGTGGCTTTGCGGTCTAGAACCTCGCCTTTACCGCCGCAACGACAACGGGCGCTGATCGTTCCCTTGCCTTCGCAAGCATCACAGACCGCCGGTACAACCTCTGTTACCTCCGTCCACTGCTCCCAGTCAGACGGTCGAACAGCACGAGAGCGGCAGGCCCAGTATGGAGCTTTACCCCATGGGTACGAAACCTTGCGGGTAATCTGCTCGCGGGTTGTTCGTCCGGTACCACTGCAACTGTGACATGTCACGCTGGTAGCCGCCGAACGGGAGTAATCGGCAAAGGCAAATTGTGCCAACATCTGCATGCACCATCCGAACTGCCCACCAGCTGCTTTGCGAACATTTTTCGGCGCGACGTCCATCGCATAACGCATCAGCGCCTGTACTGCGAGCTGTTCATCCGTTTTGCTGATACCAGCCTTTCCGAAGAAAGCGGCCATGCCGAACCGCGCACGGCTGCTGGTGGTACCAATCGCCGCCATAACATCAGTGCCGGTGAGACGATCCGGAGAGGTTCCTTTCACGTCGTCGCTGATATGCATTCCCTGAGGGCTGAAATGTTTGAGTGATGCTTCCAGTTTCATTGAATGGTTTCTCCTTTTTCAGCAGTGCCAAACCAGCCCGGGTGCGCCCACTGGACATCAGTAACTTTCTCGCCGTTACCCCACAGCGTCAGAACGCGCATCGCAACGTAGTGCATGAGGATTTTTTCATGCTCTCGCCAATCATCATCAGGAGTGTCTTCAACAAATTCAGCGATTGCCTCAGCGATAAGACCGAAACACTCAGGAAAGTCACTATGACCGATTGCGATGTCTTTGGCCGTTTCCTGAAGCTCCAAAAAACGCTGCTTGGTAAAGAGGTACGACATTTCTCTAATTAGGCGATCCATTTTTAATACCTCGTTGCGTTGGTGGCTTCCCACTCAATATCAAGTTCACTTTGCTGTTTGCCGGCCAAGTAGTTGAAGGGCCCTTTATCACCTTCGATAAACTGGTGCGAGCGGGAATCAAAATTGGCTCCTATGTCTCCGATCCAGCCTTCCCCCTCACGTTGTTTCAACAGGCGAATCATTGAGGCGGGCATTTGGATAGCAGTCTGCTCGTCCTTATCAAGGCACTCATAACCCATTCTTTCAGCCTTGCGCTGCGCCAGTTCGCGCGGGATGTTACGCCAGACAGCCATAACGTTGTCGGGCATGTCGGTTAAAGCGCCAGTGCCTTTTACGTCCATCTTTCCGGTTGGAGCGGAGTCGTTTGTTTTTCTGGCGTGGGTAACCAGCAGGACGTGACAGTTATGCTCGTTCTTGAAGTCGCACAGCGTATCGATGAAGTCCTTTTGACCTGTGTAGTCTTCTTCGTCTAAGCCACATTTAGCGAGGTTATCTATGACGAACAGCTCAATGCCATAGCGACGCCGGGCATAAGCAAAAATCTCAAGAAGCCGGTCTGCTTTGGCCGTTCCCGTTAGTTTGAATACCCACAGTCGGTCAGAAAACCATTCGTTGGTCATAATGATTTCTTCACGCTTCGGTGAGGAAGTACAGATCGTTTGCCGCGTGAGTCGGGCAAGCATTTTGCCTGGTTTAAGCTCCAGTGAAGCAATACAGGTCCTGACGCCCTGACTCATCGCATCAATCGCGATATGTCCAACGAGCTCTGTTTTGCCATGCCCATTCACGCCATTGACGAGGGTCAGTTCACCGGCACGGAACTTAAAGTTGTTGTTCAGCGAAGCCCATGGGCTTGTAAACAGACCGGTATCCCGATGTTCGAATGCCTCGATAGTTTCCTGAAGCAAGTCCCCTGCTGAGCAAAGCTCGTCGGGATCGAAAAATTTAGCGCGCTCCATGTATTCCAGAATGGAGTCGCTGTCCATGCCGTTCATGAGACAATCGTTGATATCTTTGTGCGGAAGTTCAACCATACGGCAACGATGCTCACCAAGACGTCTGGCGATTTCTTTTGCCGCTTCACGGCCTACATCGTCGTTGTCCAGGCACAGCCAGATTTCCTGGAAGCGATCGAGGTTGTGATACTCGTATTCAATCCACTGCTGTTTGGCACCCTTGCCGCCGCCAAAGGGAACAGACAGGGCATCATAGCCAAGCTGCGTGAAGGTCATGCAGTCAATCTCACCCTCGCACAGAACTACCAGCCGGGTGTTTTTATCCAGAGCCTGCCAGCCAAACAGACATGGTTCACAATCAGCTTCAGCCATAATTAGCTTTTTGCCGTTTGGCCGTTCGGTACCGATACGTTTTACCTGAAGCAGTTCGCCGTTCCGGATGTACGGGAATGCCACGGCAGGCACCTCGCGGTTTTCGTCGTGGTACCAGACCACCGCGTCTGTCACTTTAAAACGATCGGCAGTTTCACGGGTAAGGCCACGCGAAGCGAGATAGTCGTAGCATTTACTGGCCGATTTAACGCCCTTCTTCGTCGGACGAGAGAACGTTTTTTTCTTCGCTTCAAAGTGGTGGTCGTCGTCTTTCAGGCCAAGAAACTCTTTCGCTTCTCGCATGGCGTCATGCAACTGACAGTTACGCACCAGAACCCAGAGATCCAGCAGGTCACCGCTGTCACCGCTGGCAAAGTCAGCCCATGACTTTTTACCGCCGATATTGACCTTGAGGCTTTTTCCTGAGTCACCGTTAGTATTGCCTGCGCACCACTCTTTCCCCTCCAGATGTCCTTTCGGAAGGAGAAATTTAGCTACGCGCTCGGCGTTATCCCATAGTTTTTCTGAAAGTTCAGCAGGGGTCATCAGACACTCCGTAAATCAAATTTTATAAAGCACCACGTCACGAATCCCTCGCGCAGAAAGCCACAGTTATAACCAGCAACCAGGACACGCTTGAGGGTTGTTTTCATGGGCGGTTAACTCCACGTTTCATGCGGTCAATTGCGGCCTGACTGATAAACACCTCAGCAGAACCGTCACTTGGTTTTGCGAACCAGGAAGCACCTGTCCCACCGATGGCGTTTGCGCTTGCGGATATCTGAGAAGCTCCATTTGGTTTTTCATCGTTCCAGCGCTCTCCGTTCAGGTATGACGCTGGCAGGAGTTTGTCGAACCCCATTTGCTGTGTTTTCACCCGGAGGCTGATATCTTCAGCCAGCATAACGGCGAAGTTCTCAGGCGTACCTCGGTTCGCTTTTTTCCAGTCGCGATATTTGGTCCTGAACGCTGACTTAGCCTTGACCTTGGCATCCTTTCTCAGACCTGCCCCCCAAAAAATATTTTCGAAAGCGACATCGACTGGATCTTGGCCTTCAGCATCATCTGATTCTGAATCAGGTTTTTCCTGTGAAGGTTTCCCTTTCGACTCGTCAGGTTTATCGCCATCAGTCCGATTCGAATCGGACAAATTAGTTTTATTCCTTTCCTCTTCCCTTCCCTTCCTTTCCCTTCCGTCAGTGAGTTCGCCGTGAGCACTCAGTGAGTCCTCAGTGTTAACTCCATTGCTTGCATGTGAATCATATGTTTGTTTTTCATCATCATTCACTGAACCATCCATGTAATTAGGTGCTGGTTTCCGTGAGCTATCAGCGACTTCTTCTGGAGTAGGTATTGTTGTTGCGGATGGTCGGTTAATTTTCTGGTGTTTAGAAAAACCATCAATGTGAATATATTCAACACCACTCACTGAATACTCACTGATTAACCCAGCATGGCTAAGTTCTTTAATTAACGGCTCGCAGTCGATCATGTCGGCAGGGAAAATCTGCATCTTGATGCGCTTCGGGGAGCGCACCAGATTGCCTTTGTCGTCGGCAAAATTGAACATGCCGATAAACATTAGGCGCGCCTCAAATGAACACTCGACAATCTTCTCATCAGTCCAGAACTCAGGTTTAATTGTTCTAATGCGTGCCATCTATCAGCCCTCCATCAGCACAAATAACCTCACTTACATCAGGCTTTGGCTGGAATTTGGCATCAACCAGGGAAGCCTTGCGCGCATTGCAGGAATCACACAAACATTGCATGTTGTCTGGGTGGTGAGCACCACCGTTACGTCGCGATACAATGTGATCTGCGACCAATTTAATGCGGTCTTGACTGCCACAATGACGGCATTTGAATCCGTCGCGCCAAAGCACAAATTCGCGTAGTGCGCGATGGCAAGGTACGCGCATTTTCAGGCGTCCTTTGATCGTGGGCACTTTCCATTTGTTGCCGTTTTGGTCCAACCAAAACTCAGACGGCACCTTTCCGTAATCACGCATTTTGCGCCTCCGAGACCTTCGTAAAATATTGTTGGAACTTCCAGACAGGCTGCATGCATTCATGCGGATAATTCTGCCTGGTGAAATACACCTGCTGCTTATCCCGATTCCAGCCGGTGACATGCACAATCACACCGCGCGGATCGCGATAATCGATATCCAATGGCTTAATTTGGTTTTCGGTAGTGATTGAGTGCGACATATCACACCTTATTGCCCGGGTGAGGGAATAATTTTGGTTTGTCAGGTCTCAGTTCATGGGCGGGAATCCCAGTTAAGGCCGCAACATCAGGCACATGTTCCACCCCAACAACACCAACCTTTCTCCAGCGAGAGACAGAGGGTTGTTTTACACCTATAGCGCGAGCTAGAGCATTTACTCCTCCAGCAGCATCAATAGCTCTTTCAATTGCTGATTTCATTTTTTTGCTAATCCCGTTCAGTTGCTATCGAACTAATGATAGCAATTGCTATTGGAATGAGCAATAGACTTGTTTATCATGCTTGACTAGAATGTGATAGCGGAGGCTATAAATATGCAAGAGAGAACACTTAAGACGCTAGCTGACAGACTTAACTACGCAATGCATGAGATGGGCATGAGCCAGGGGCAGTTAGCCAAAGCTGCGAATATGGCACAACCAACCATATGGCGAATAACATCTGGAAATGCTAGAGGCACAACCAAAATCGTTGAAATAGCTAATGCCCTGGGTGTTCGTTCGGAGTGGCTATCAAACGGTACTGGACCAATGAGGGGTGACGACCAACAACCACCCCCACCGATGAATAACAAAAAAGATCCAGCCATCTTCAGAGTTGACGTACTCGACCTTACCGTAAGTGCTGGCCCGGGCATAATTAACAGCGAATTCGTGGAGGTGCTGCGCTCCGTGGAATACTCAGTTGAAGATGCCCGTCAAATGTTTAATGGCCGGAAACAGGAGCAGATACGCATCATCAACGTTCGAGGTGATAGCATGTCTGGCACCATAGAGCCAGGGGACTTACTCTTCGTCGATATCAGCGTTCAGCACTTCGACGGAGACGGTATATACGCGTTCATCTACGATGACACATCGCATGTTAAGCGCTTACAAAAGATGAAAGACAAACTCTTAGTTATCTCTGACAACCATACCTATCTACCATGGGAACCAATCGAGAAGGAAGAGATGAACAAAATTTTCATCTTCGGAAAGGTGATCGGCAGCATGCCGCAGACCTACAGGAAGCATGGGTGAATAATGCAAATGAAAATAAAAACTTACGCATAACAAGCTGAATGGATTCTTAACCCGGCCAGTGCGCCGGGTTTTCTATGTTCCCCAAAATAGTAGCCACCAGTCAACCAGACGGGCGACTACCTGATCGGAACTCCGACCCTACCCTCTTGCTCTCTGCGAGCATCTCGCCCTTTCACAGTCCATTTTATTCTCAAGCTTCGATGCTCCAACTCCCGATATCTCATGTATTGGTAGATCACTGTCTAAAGGACAATTATTTCTACCGTGCTGTTACAAACACATCAGCAATAGATTTTTTTATTTTTGATATCAACGACATAAAAATTAATAGCAATTTAAATAGCAATACCTATTGCAAAGACCAATAGCAGGCTCTATCATCATTCTATCAAATCAACTCAGAGGTGATAGAAAATGTCTCAGAAGATAAAAACATTTAAGGGGTTGTCCATCCATCCTTGTGATGCCTTCAAGAATATGTCCTTGATTGTTGAAGCAGCTAGTTTGTTATCGGCGGTTGATGATGACGAGTATAGAGAAATTAGCGACATTCTTCTCGCGTTTGTCTGCAACTATGCAAACGAGGCCCATAAAAATGAATGGGATAAACGTTAATGAAAAATCCAATCGAAATGCTAAATGATATTGCTGCGGAAATCACTGAGAATGCTTCGTTACTGGAGGTTATTTACCGCATAAATGAATTTTCACCGGAAGCCGATAACACAATTGCCTGTCTGATTCGTTCTATGCTAAAGACCAGCCAAACTGCTTACGAGTATGTGGAACAACTTAGCATGCAGGATGGAGCTGAATGTCAGCGGGGACAGCAATTAGAATCGCCAACAGCGCTAGCTAATCAACTTAACTCTTGGGCTTGTGATATCGGCGATTGTAAGCTTGCCGTTTATAATTCAATGGATGATATACCCACAGAATCAAACTCAATTGGGGTTTTAAGTCTAGTCTCCCAAAAACTGGATAAAATGCAGAGCATTATTAGCTCTAAAGCGGACAAGATCGAATTCAATAAGTAACGCTAAATAATAAAACAAATAACACCTTCACTGGTGTGGCTTCCTGCAACCTGAAAACAGGATTAGGTTAAAAATGACATTCATCAAAGATAAATCTGCGTATTTAACAGCACGGCTTTTCTTCGCGACCTATGGTGAGGAATACCGCCATATCTCTAACCTTTTCATGCGCAAAGCTTACGGGGTCTGAATATGCTCAGTAAAGACAGCTCTCTAGAAACCGCAAAAAACACAGCAGATAACCTGTATCAATTAATGGAATTAATTAACTCCAATATTATTGATATGGATATCGAGCAAATAATTTCTCTGTCTGGCCTCTGCCTTGACTTGTCGGCTCAGGTCTCAATGTGGATGGATTCGGAGTTTGAACGTCGTGAAAAACAACGTAATTGAAACCTACCGCCGCCGAATTTTAAAGGCAGCGTTATTACGCCACCAGCGTAAAACGGGCAGTAACTGCCTTGTTATTAAGCTCAATAAAGGCGGTATTAACACGGTCGAGTTAACAGAGATTCTTCTCGATGGATTATTGAGAAAATTAGAAAGGCTTGCGATCAGTGAGTACGGGAATGTCGAAGGCGTAAAAGCTATCAAGGGAATTTACAGCAGCGCTGTTGATGTTAATGGCAGCGGTGAATTCCTTACGGATTGCGGGAAGGAATTAATCGACGAGCTCATTTCTGAGCTGGTTGAGTTCGTCAAAAAACAAAAAGTAGAGGCTCCGAAAACGGAGGGTCATGAAATGGGGGGATCTGATGGCACTGACAGCGATACGAATTCCTGAGTGGGTTCACCTCAAAGCAGCACACGTTTTAAGCCAGTTCAGAGCAAGGCGCATTCACCCCTGCCGTATGCACGGCTCCGGTAATTTGAGCCTCAAGGTTAACCACCGCTGGCGGCTACTCTCCCGCGATGGCGGCAAGAACTGGGAAGTAATGTCCCATGAGCGTTATTCAAAAGTTAAGGATCGGAAATGAACGATAAACGCACCGTAAGCACAATTGATCTGGCATTGCAGAAACACGATACGCCAGTTGGCCCGCTGTTCGTGGCAGTACGCCATGGTCGTATCAAAAAATGCTTCACACGGGATACGGCGATCCGATATCTGGCTTTCTTCATGACCACCGAGGCTTTTGAGCGTTCAGGTTTTCCGCAGCGTCACCCGCGGGTGCGTATTGATCGCGATGACAGGGAGGTATGGCGAGACGGGGAAACAAAGGCTGAGTATCTGGCCGCACACCAGCGTTGTGTTCGCCGTCTGCGTCGCATCCTGTCGCGCAAGCGAGAAATGGAGAAATGGTGTGAGAAATGGGACGCGATGCATGACCGATTCGTTAAAGAGGTTGATGCACTGCAGGCCATCAAGCCGAAAGGAGTTCAGTGATGGTTAATTCAGCCTTTACTCCGGAGCCGACATCAACAGGCATCCGTTTTGGTAACCGCGTCATTGGTTATTCCGTCGCGGTTCGCCAGCTCGACAATGGCAACTATGACAAACGAATTCCGGATGGATTAGATCTGCTGGCTTGCATCATGGAAGCGATTGAAAGCGGCTGGTTTACCCCGGGCATCGAGAGCGAAATCATCATTTGGCGCTGGATGCTTGTTGCCGTCTTCATTACCGAGGAGCAGGCAAAGAACGGCACAGTTGAGGTTGCCAACGATTCTGGAGGGTTTGACACCGCAGTTATCTACTCCGGACAGCACGGTTCAATCAGTGTTTATCCTGCGCCAGAGCGGTTCGCACTCGCAAGCCATGTGGAAGGGTTAGCTATTGAGAAATACGGTCAGGAACTCGGCCAGCAGATGGCGCTGCGCATGTACAGGGACATGTTAGATACGGACGCTGAGAACGGGCTTCGACTCTCAAAAATGGGGCGGGAGGGTTTCAATCTCCTGCATGACAGCTTCATTGAACAGATTCAGAAAGAAGGTATGCCTGACATGCCGGTTATGCACTGAGGAGGACGAAAGTGAACACTGTAACGATCAATAACAAACAGCTTCCGGCAGTCGAATATCGCGGTCAGCGCGTTGTGACGCTGGCGATGATTGATGAAGTCCACCAGCGACCTGAAGGAACCGCTCGTGCAGCATTCAACCGAAACCGTGAGCATTTCATCAACGGTGTGGATTATGCCGAATTAGGTGCGGACGTAATACGTACGGACCTCCCGGAAGGGACATTCTCTAAATTTGCACCGTCAGGGATTGTGCTTTTCGAATCAGGTTATCTGATGTTGACGAAGCCATTTAACGATGATCTTGCCTGGCAGGTTCAGCGCGAACTGGTTAACAACTATTTCCGCACTCGCGCGCCGCTGACGGAAATCGAGATGATCGCTGCAATGGCCGCCGACGCCGTTCGCCAGCAGAAGCGCCTTAATCATGTTGAAGAGCAGATCGAAACGGTCACAGAAGCTGTGGAGAACATCAAACGCGGGACCATGCGCGCCGGATATGTCGGTTACCGCCAGGTGGTAGCCAAAAGCGGAATGAGTGACGCCAAGTGCCGGAATTTGGTCAATGCCTACCGCATCCCGACAGACACGCACGAATTTATGACTCCAGACGGGCTGTTGTCGCGTAGGGCTATTGTCGAACTGGAGCCGTTTATGGCCGCATTTCGCCAGATGATGTCAGAAGCTGAACCGCGCGGCACCCGCTGGTATCACCCTAAAATGGGCCTGTTCCAGGCGATTGGGTGGGAGGGTTAAGAATGCACAAATTCTTCGTGGAGACAGACAACCTGAACACTATCAGCGATTGCCTGCAGCAGCTTGTTAATGCAGAAGAAGCGCAGCTCAGTATTGAAGAGCAACTGGCGAGATCGAACAGCAGTAGTGACTGGAGTACATGGCGCAAAAAGGCAGAGAACGCGCTGCGGCTGATCAAAGGGAAGCGTCGAATCATCACAGCCCGTCTGGCAGTCCTGCGTCATGAGGAAAAAGAGCGCAACCTGGAGCTGCACCAGCAGCACAACGACTTCCTGGTTCAGGCTCTGCGCGAAATTGTAACGCCCTCCTCTTTTGCGCGTTGCGTGCGTCTGGCTAAAGAGAAAATGGAGGAGATCCATGCAAACCAGTGCTGAAATCGTTCTTCTGGTACCGAATGACTGGGTTAGCGAAAAGGTTCTGATTGCGGTTACCGGGCTCAAGCCCGGAACCATCCTCCGGGCCAGAAAAGAATGCTGGCTGGTTGGGCGGGAATATGTGCACGTTTCACCGGACGGAAATCCGAAACCTTCCAGCGAGTGCATGTACAACCGTAAAGCGGTCGATGCGTGGGTCGCCTCAATGAAAAACAAACAGCCTGGGTGATCTGAGGCCATGAAAAAGGTAATCTCATATCGCTCTTGGGCGTCTGGAGGAATCAATGGATAAAGTTACATATCCAACAGGCGTCGAAAACCACGGTGGCACATTGCGCATCTGGTTTAATTTCAAAGGTAAGCGTGTCAGGGAGAGCCTCGGTGTCCCTGACACCGCTAAGAACAGGAAGATCGCCGGGGAACTGCGGACATCGGTATGTTTTGCCATCAGAACAGGTACATTTGAGTACGCGGCACAGTTTCCGGACTCCCCTAACCTCAAGACTTTTGGGGTGGGGAAGAAAGAAATTACAGTGTCAGAGCTTGCCGAAAAGTGGCTGGATCTGAAGAGAATGGAAATCTGCGCGAACGCACTCAACCGTTATGAGTCGGTCACAAGGAATATGGTGCCAAGGATCGGGGGGAATCGGCTGGTATCGGCGGTGACTAAAGAGGAATTACTGTATATCAGGAAAGATTTACTGATCGGTCACCAGATGCCAATGAAGGGGAAGGTCCCGGCAAAAGGACGAAGTGTTGTCACCGTGAATTATTACATGACAACTATTGCCGGAATGTTTCAGTTTGCCGCAGATCACGGTTACTTAGAGGTGAACCCATTCGACGGGATAAAGCCTCTTAAAAAAGCCAGGGCAGAGCCAGATCCGCTAACTCGTGACGAATTTATTCGCCTGATTGATGCATGCCGGCATCAGCAGACGAAAAACCTGTGGTCACTCGCAGTATACACAGGGGTCCGTCATGGGGAGCTGACCTCCCTGGCCTGGGAGGATATCGATCTTGAAGCTGGAACAATAACAATCAGGCGTAATTATACAAAACTGGGTGAATTCACTCTACCGAAAACTGAGGCCAGTACCAACAGAGTGATACACCTCATTCAGCCTGCGATCAGCGTCCTGAGGAATCAGGCGGAAATGACCAGGCTTGGGAAAAAGCATCAGATCGATGTTCAGCTGCGCGAATACGGCAGAACTGAGAGCCACGAGTGTACATTTGTTTTTAACCCTCAACTGGTCAGAAGATGTCAGCAGGTGGGGATCATCTACAAAGTCGACTCGATAGGTGATTTATGGGACGCAGCGATGAAGCGAGCAGGGATAAGGCACAGGAAAGCATATCAGTCGCGTCACACGTATGCGTGCTGGTCACTGTCAGCTGGCGCTAACCCCAGCTTCATTGCCAGTCAGATGGGCCATGCGAGCGCCCAGATGGTCTTCAACGTATATGGTGCGTGGATGGCAGACAGCAGTAGTGAGCAGATCGCAATGCTGAATCAGAGGCTCGCGGATTTTGCCCCACAGATGCCCCAAAGCATACATAGCAGCGCCAGAGCATTATTGAAATCAGTAAGTTAG